AACAACTGACGGTGGTACAGGTACTACTGAAGCAGTTGCTGTGTTAGATTTCGGTGGAGACAAGACTGCAACATCTGGAACATTTACAATCCAGTTCCCTGCATTCACAACTTCTGCTGCGATTTTAAGAATTGCATAATAAAGCAATAAGGAACTAAAATGATATGGCTACTGGATGGGGTAATAAATTATGGGGCGAAGATTCTTGGGGAGACCTTAGTGATGCTACCGCCTTACCCAGTGGCCAACAATTAAGTTTAAGTGTAGACCAGGTAACAAACACCGGAGATTCTAATGTTGATGTTACAGGTTTACAAATCACTTCTACAATTGGGGATATATTTGTAAGATTTGATGCTGGTGTATTTCCAACAGGAACACAAAGTTCAGTTACTTTAGGAACAACCACTGAAGTAATAATTGATCACGAAGTTTTACTAACAGGTTCTAGTGCGTCATTAAATATTGGTGTTGTTACTGCTGATGCCGAATTACAAGTCGGTTGGGGTGGAGACACTTGGGGTGAAAATGCTTGGGGTGATTTATCTGGAGCCTTTGCAAACCCAACAGGAATTCAAGCTGCATACTCTATAGGATCAGTCACAACAACAGCTAATGCTGATATTGATGTAACTGGAATACAATTAACTGCAACTAACGCAGGTGCGACTGGTGGTGCTTCTGTAGCTGTTATACCTACAGGTCAGCAAATGACTTTAGGTATCGGAGAAGAAGTAATTAACATTGGTGTTCCGGTAACAGGATCTCAAGCTACAACTTCTGCAGGCCAAACAACTATTGATCCTACATATTTAATTGGTGCTGGATGGGGTAGAGATACTTTTGGAAACTTAGGTTGGGGTGTAAATTATTCTGTAATACCTGCTGAAGGAACTGGTATTGAATTAACAGCTTCTTTAGGAGATGAACTTGCAATCACTGATGTTGAAGTAACGGTTACTGCACCAGATGCATTACAAATCACATATGCAAGTCCTTCATTCTCAATTCAAATCGACCAAGATATATTTGTATTAGCTTCTGAAGATCAGTTAGATGCTGAAATTGGAACTATTGCAGATGTCACAGGTACAGCTTTAGTTGAACCAACTAACCAAGAACCTTTATTTAATTTTACTGCTGAAGGAAATGCACAACTTTCAACTGCACAAGCTAAATTTGGATCATCTTCTTTATTGTTAGATGGAACAGATGATTATGTTGATACAACAACTAATTTAGATTTAAGTTCTGGTGATTTTACAGTTGATGTTTGGATTAGACCTGACAATGTTACAGGTTACAAAGGTATTTGGCAATCAGGAACAAGCACAACAGAACAATCATATTTATTAGGTAACCAAGTTTATTGGACTGTAAACCCATCAACAATTATTACTACTTCAGTCACTGTTAATGCAAATGAATGGACTATGTTGTCTTATGAAAGAGAAGGCAACACTCACAGAATATATAAAAACGGAACTTTAGAAGATACAGCTACCACAGCTAATAAACAAGATAATGGCGTATTCAGTATTGGAAAAAATGGTTTTGGTGATTTTGATGGTTACATAGATGAGTTTAGAGTTTCAGATATTGCAAGATACGGAGGCTCTAGTTTTACTGAACCAACTCAAGCTTTTTCATTTGATTCTGATACACAATTCTTACTTCACTTTGATGGAGCCAATGGATCAACTGTCATTAAATCTGCAGATGATACTTTATTCCAAGGAACATTCTCACAAGGCCAAACTGTTGCAGGATTATTAACAGAAGTTCCTGTTACAGGTGTTGAATTAACTTCAACTATTGGGGACATCTCATTACAACAATCTACAAATGAGCCTGTTATAGGACAAGAGCTTACAACTAGCATAGGACAAGCTGAAGAAATACCTCAACAAATAGTGGGAGTGACAGGCCTAGAATTGACAGGTTCCGTAGGTTCTGTTACAGCTACTGGAGTAGCAAATGTTCCTGTTACAGGAATTTCAGCTACAATTTCTACAGGTCAGGTAAACATTACATCATGGCAGGAGATTGACCTTGGGGTAAACAATACATGGACAGAGGTTGATTTGGCTGCATGATTAAGGTAAAATTATAATTATTTAGGAGAAATTTTTATGGCATCTAGTTACTCAACAGATTTAAAACTCGAACTAATGGTCACTGGCGAAAACGCTGGTACATGGGGTGATAATACAAATAATAACTTAAACTTAATTCAACAAGCGATTGCAGGTTTTGAATCAGTAGCACTTTCTGATGGTGGAACTGTTGCTCTTGTAATGACAGATAAAGCTATATCTAATGCAAGAAATATGGTTTTAAAATTTACTGGAACTTTAACAACTGCATCTACTGTAACTATTCCAGATGGAATTGAAAAATTTTATATTATAGATTTATCTGCTGTAACTGGTGTAACAAACCTTACAATTAAAACTGTAAGTGGAACTGGCTTCACTGCAGGTGAAGCAAAAATTGTTGCTGCTTATTCTGATGGAACAAATTTAAATGAAATTGCACTTAACACTTTAGGTGGAACAATTGCGCAAGCACAAATTGATGATGCTGCAATTTCTACTGCAAAACTTTCTGACAATGCAGTGACTACTGCAAAAATTTCAAATGCAAATGTAACTGAAGCTAAATTAGCTAGTAATGCAGTTACTGCTGACAAAATTGCTCAATCAACAATTACGCAAGCAAAACTTGCTACAAACTCAGTTGGCCCAGATCAATTAATTTCAACTGGAATTACTGCAGGAGCTTATACTACAGTAGATATTACTGTAGATGCTGATGGAAGAATTACTTCAATTGCAAGTGGCTCTGCTGGTGGAGCTCTTGATATTATGATTGCTGCTCAAAGTACTGGATCTGGAAATTACACAGTAAACCCTGCTGCAAACAATGCAACAATTTATGCTTGTGGCGGTGGCGGTGGCGGTGGCACCGGTGGAGATAACCCAGGAAGAAACGGTGGTCTCGGTGGAGAAGGTGGTTTTGGAGCATTCTTTACTCCTGTTACTGGTGGAACACCGTATCCTTTTAGTGTAGGTAATGGAGGTGCAGGAGGAAATCCTGGGCCTAACTCAAACAGAGTTGGTAAACCTGGAAATGCAACAACTTTACCTGGTTTAAGTGTAACTGCAAACGGTGGTAACGGTGGTCAATGGGGATACTTTATGGTAGGTAGTCAGGGAAACCCTGGAAGTACTCCTGGTGCTACAAATAGTATTAGTGGATCTGGACCATTCTACACAGATGCTGGACTTGGTGGTAATGGAGGAAATTTCCCTCAAGGCTCTGGTAATTCTGGAAACGGTGGTTTTTTAGTAGCTTACGATAACAGTGGAGCATAATAATGGCTAAACATATTTTAAAAAATAATTTAGGATATTTTTCAAAGATGTGTGAGGATGATGCATCAAAAGATTTTTGGTTAGCTAATGGACTAGCTTCATCCGAAGTAATATCAGATGCGGATGCCTTATCTTTTGCAAGAGGCATTAAAGGTTTTACTAATGGGCATGCAGAAGCTGTATCTGTAAACGATTTAGTTGAACAAGGACCTGAAGTAAGATTTGATAGCAATACTAGAGATTTTTCAAGAGAAGAAATTGAAACTGAAATAAATAATTTAATTGTTAAAATAGATAAAGCTATAAATATTTATGAAAACCCACCTGCTATTTGGACTACAACTAAAGATAATTTAGCAGCGCTTGATTTAAGTTCTTTAAGTTTTCCTATAAATGGAATTACTTGGGTTGATTGTTTAGAAAAAAATGCTATACATATTCCGTCTTCGATGGAATTTTAATGAATGAAAAAATAATTGAATTTAGAGCAAGCAAGCAAATTGTTCAAGATAAACAAATTCACCCTGAGCCAGCAAGATTAAATATACCTCAATGGTACAAAGACGTACCTAATCCACAAGATCATAGAGCAATGACTATCAAGGCTTGTAAGCCTTTCTTAGATAGTTTGATGGCAGGCTATATTTTAAAAAATCCAATTGATCAAGTAATTAACTTTAATACTTTTAATGAAAATAAGAATCAAGTGGGTACATGGATAGAAGTTCATCAAGAAAATAAATATCTTAAAGGTATAAACAACACTAATGATGGAGAAGAGATACATGGGTTACATCAAGTAGGAGGAATGTCTTGTCCATATTCAAAAGCAAATTTAGGTTATCCTATTTATAAAATTTTAAATCCATGGACTATAATCTTACCTAAAGGATATAGTGCTTTGTTTTTACCACCTGTAAATAGATTAGATGATAGATTTGAAATACTCTCAGGTATTGTTGATTCAAATACCAATATACCTACTAACTTCCCTTGTGTATTTAAAAAACAAGGAAGATGGACTTTGGAAAAAGGAACTCCTGTAGCCTCTGTTTTTCCTTTTAAAAAAGAAAACTGGAAGTCTAAAATATCTATAAAAAACCAAGAAGAAAGATTGACTGATTTATTTAATTATTCTAGTAAAATATTTAGATGGTACACAGATAGTATCTGGAACAAAAAAACATGGAAATAAAAGATTGTATAGGTATTTATAAAAATTGTTTAAGTCCTCAACAAGTTTCTGCGTTTATAAGATTTTTTAAAGAAAAAGATTTTAAACCATCTTCTATTATCAGACCAAATGGAGAACAAGTAGTAGATACCACAAATAGATGTGTAGAAGATTATAATATAGATTTAGAAAAAAGTATAACTGAAACTCATTGGTATCAATATATAAAAAGAAGAATGTTTTTAGTTTATCAAAAATATAGAGAAGATAAAAAGATTTTACCACAAGTTCATGATACTCAAGAAATAACATTGTTAAAATATTCTGCGGGTGGTTTTTATAAAGTTCATGTAGATAGTTCAGCTAAAATACCAAGAGAAATATCTGTTATTATTTTTTTAAATAATGATTATGAAGGAGGTCATTTACATTTTTATGACACAGAACATAAAAAAATTATCTTAGATGTTAAACCAGAAATTGGTACAATGGTTATATGGCCTAGCAGTTTTTTATTTCCACATGCAGCTGCACCAACAACAAAAGGAACTAGATTTGTAATTGTATCATGGCTCTCTTAAATAAATATACTTATATAAATAACATCTTATCTAAAGATGAATTAAATATACTTTGGCAATATGGAAAACTATTTCATGAAGTAAATTTTACTAAATTTGAAGATAAACAAACAAAGTTAGGAGAAACTTATAGATATGGTCATCCTATAACAGATGGAGTATTACTTTTAAAAAAGGACATGATAGCAAGTCATGTAAATAAAAAATTCTTACCTAGTTATTCTTTTTGGAGAATGTATAATAAATTTTCAACATTAAATAAACACACAGATAGAAAAGCTTGTGAATACACAGTAAGTATCACCATTGCTCAAGATAAAAAATGGCCGTTGTTTATTGATGGTGAAGAAATAGATATAAAACCTGGAGATGGGGTTATATACCAAGGAGCTAAATTTGATCACTGGAGAGAAGAGTATGAAGGCGATTACAACATGCAATTATTTTTACATTATGTAGATGCTGAAGGTGAGTTTAAAGATTATATTTATGATAAAAGACCTCGTCTAGGTGTTACAAACTAAGGAGTACATATGAAATTTGAATATACTAAAGAAGACTGCACTATCATTTTTGAAGACCATGAAAAAGAAGCTATTTCAAAAAACGGTAAATTGATTTTTGATTATATAAATATGAAGCATTTTTTAAATCATTTATCTCATGTTATAACTGAGTCTCATAGAAAATTTTTATTATTAGATAAAAAAGAAATAATGAATCAAATTACTTTTGAAGAAACTGAAGTAAAAACTAAATAAAGGCTAAACTTTAATTGTCACTTTATTTGAGGTATAATACCTTATGCCATTAACAAATGTACAGATACAACCAGGGTTTAACAAACAAGTCACACAAACAGGGGCCGAGGGTCAATGGACGGATGGTGATTTTGTTAGATTCAGATATGGATTACCAGAAAAAATTGGTGGGTGGCAACAGATTAATGGAGATACATTAGTTGGAGCTGTTAGAGAACAACTCGTTTGGGCAGACCTAGACGGTAGAAGATACGCTGCTCTCGGGACAAATAAAATATTAGCAATTTATTATGAAGGATCATTTTATGATATTACTCCTTTAGATACTGCTATTACAGGAATTACTTTTGATACTACCGATACTTCAGCTACAGTTACTGTAAACAAAGTAGCTCATGGATTATCTGCAGGAGATTTATTTAAATTTACATCAGTGACAACACCTGGAGCAGGATATGTAGATGCAGACTTTGAAACAAATACTTTTGAAGTAATAACTGTTCCAACAAACGATACTTTTACGATTACTATGGCGACTGCAGCAACTGCAACCGTTTCTGCAGGTGGAGCTGCAACAGTTAATCCATATATTAAACCAGGACCACTTACACAAAGTTACGGTTATGGTTGGGGTACTTCGACATTTGGTGGAGCATCTGGAGTTATCTCTACTTTAAACGGAGCACTATTAGATGACACGAACGGAACTGGAGGTGTGGGTACTTCTATTACACTTACATCTACAACTGGCTTTCCAACTTCTGGCACAATTAAAGTTGGAGCAGAATTTATTTCTTACACTGGAGTATCTGTTAATGACTTAACAGGGATTACTAGAGATGTAGCAGGAACACGATCAGCTCACTCAGACGGAGCATCAGTAGAATTTTATACTGCATGGGGAGAAGCATCTACAAGTTCATCAGTATTACTTGATCCTGCATCATGGTCATTAGATCACTTTGGACAAAAACTTATTGCAACTGTAAAAAATGGTAAAACATTTGAATGGGATCCTCTTGAAGTATCGGCTGCAGCTTTACAAACAAGAGCAACAGTTGTAAGTGGAGCACCAACAAGATCAGTTATGTCTATTGTATCTGAAAGAGATAGACACTTAATTATACTTGGAACTGAAACTACAATTGGAAGCCAAGGCACACAAGATAAAATGTTTATTAGATTCTCTGATCAAGAGGATATTAATGATTACGCTCCTACTTCTATTAATACCGCAGGTACATTTAGAATAGACTCAGGTGTTAAAATTATAGGAGCTGCAAAAGCAAAAGATTATATTTTAATACTTACTGATACCTCTGCATATGTAATGCAATTTGTTGGTCCACCATTTACATTTTCTATTAGACAAGTTGGAAGTAACTGTGGAGCGATTGGACAACATTCAATTAAATATGTTAATGGAAAAGTATTTTGGATGGGTCAAGCAGGTGGCTTTTTTGTATTTGATGGTACAGTTAAATCACTACCATGTTTGGTTGAAGATTTTGTATTTACTAGTAAAGGTGATAATCTTGGAATTAACTATAATGCAGGTGAACAAGTATATGCAGGACTAAATCATTTGTATGAAGAGATTAGTTGGTTTTATCCAAAAAATGGATCAGTAGAACCAGACAGAGTAGTTACTTATAACTATACAGAAAATACTTGGACAACTGGATCATTATCTAGAACGTCTTGGCATGATTCAACTTTATTTGATAATCCATATGCAACTAAATTTAATTCAACTGGTACCCCTACGTTTCCAACCATACAGGGAGTAACAAATGTAAATGGTGCTTCAACTTATTATGAGCATGAAGTAGGTAATAATGAAGTAGACTCTGCCGGTAACAAAACAGCTATTGCAGCATTTATTCAATCTGGAGACTTTGATTTATCTGCAGGAGGCGATGGTCAATTCTTCATGAGTATGAAAAGATTTATCCCAGACTTTAAATTGTTAACTGGTAATGCACAAGTCACGATTAATTTAAGAAGATACCCTGCTGATACTGCAACATCCTCGCCTCTCGGACCTTTCACTGTTACAAGCTCTACAGAAAAAGTAGATACAAGAGCACGATCAAGATTTGCAAGTTTAAAAATAGCAAATACATCTACAGATGAAAACTGGAGATATGGAACTTTTAGAGCTGATGTTCAACCTGATGGAATGAGATAATGGCAAAAGTAGATATAAATATACCAGAACCGACACCTATTTACACTGAAGAAAACCAAAGACAAATATCTCAGTCACTAAGAACATTAAAGGATAAATTGAATACTACTTTTCAAGAAGAATTAAAACAAGAAGTCGAAAGAGTTTCTTGGTATACAATGAGGTAATATGAGCCAAGGATGTAACAATGTTAATGTTGAGCCAACAGTTATTGGTGGTGGAAATGGATCAAATGCTTATGATGCATTTGGAAGATTAAGAGTTTCTAATCCATTTACTATTTTTGATAGTACAAATGTA